ATATCCGCAGTCTTTCATTATCCTTCTACCTCTACTTCTTTAACTTCCGTTTGTTGGCCATTTTGAGCCTCATTTAGCTCACCAAAGAACTTAATAAGGGGTAAGCCATACTTTGTCGGTAACTCTTGAAAAAAGCCATCTAATTGCTTAATTTGCTCTGCGTTTAATGTTATTGTCATATTTGGTTATTTTTTACAAATTTAGGTAAAATTATTTAGCTTCCAATTATTCTGTTTCTTCTTCTATTGGGTTATTTGTTTCAATAACCTTTAATGGCTCTACTATTACTTTACCATTATCATCAGTCCATTCTGTTTCCATCATGTGCTTATCTTGTCTTTCACCTATAACTAACCAAGATACAGTTGCATTAGATTTAGCATTTTGACATTCTATAGTTAGAATATTGCCATTTACGCTACCTCTTACAGCATCCCAATCGCTTTCATTTGATGTGTAAGTATGAATATCTCTGTTTAATGCTGCAAATGTGCCATTTGTCATTGTAGAAACTTCGTCTAAATTAACTTTTGCTTTACCTTCTACAAGTTGAACCTTACCTCTATAAATGTTATTTGCTTGTGGAGATTCTACAAATGAGTGAACTAAATGATGCGTTTCAGTCATTGACTCCAATGGATGGTCAATTTTGAATGAACCAGAACCTTTTGCAAGTGAACCACTTACGGAAAGACCGCCAGTTATAAACCATCTTGTATTTGAATAACTATATCTTAATCTATCAGTTGAACCAGCTTCATTGATTACAAAATCGTCACCGTCTGTTTTTATTCTATAATTATAATTTGAACCACTACCCATGTAGATTTCTCTATTTGTTCCATTTGGTAAATTCACATTACCAGCAATAGTTAAAGCATAACCTGCTTGTGTACTACTTGTTAAAATTCCTACTGCACCATTTACAAGATGCATAACACTGCCTCTGGCAGCACCAAGGCTCATTCTGTCTACATTATGATTATATATTATAAATCCTTGGTCATATAAATTATTAACACCATCTCCATCTCCAAATCTAATTGCTGAAAGAGTACTTGTTGAAGATGAGTTTATTTGAATACCGCTTACACCAGATATATTACCAACAACTAATCCGCTATTAGTAAACCAAGAACCAGCATTATATGATGTATTTGGTACATCATTTGCAACTCCCAAATTACCTGATGAACTAATTTCTAAGAAATTGGTCGCATTACCTTGGTCGCTGTGTATTCCAATAAATCTAAATCCACCTCTTGTTGAACTATTAGCACCAAATGAATAAAATCTACTTACACTTGAGCCAGTATTATTTATAAGTGTAATATTTGCACCTGAAGTTACTGACGTACCACTTGCAACTAATGTACTTGCATATAAGAAACTTGAAAATGATGCAATACCGTCTGAACCTAAATAAAATTCATCATTGCCTACACCATTATAATTAAATCTTAATGAGTTATCTGTAAATGTGTAAAGACTCCATCTATTTATTGAATTAGAAGCTTCAAGTAATAAATCGCCTTTTGTTCTTAAAGAAGCTGCAATTAAATTATTTGTAAAAGTAGAATTTGTTCCGTCTATTGTTAATATAGTTGCACCACCAACTTGAAAAACGTGTTGGTTTGTTCCACTTCCAAAAGTTGCATTATATATTACACTTGTTGCCTCTTGTAATATATTTAATCTTTTAGATGTACCTGTTGTAGTTTCAAAAATTTCTATCCCTACACCAGTTCCTCCATATATTGTTAGACTTTTATTTGAAGTACCACTTCCAATTACAACAGTTGAAGTAAAAGCAGCACTTGTTCCAGTTAAAGCACCTAAAGATGTACTACCAGTTACACTTAAAGCATTACCGCTACCACTTGTTTTATTAATTACTAAGCCTTCACCATTGCCACCTTTAGTAATTGTTAAAGCTACACCGCTTCCGCTTGTATGATTAATTGCAAATGTACCATCACCACCACTTGAAGTAAAGCTACCAGTTCCAGCAGTTAAACTAAAAGTTCCTATGTTTACATTACCAGTTGCACCAGTATAAGGAACATAAGTAGTTGCGGCTGTTGCTGTACTTAACTTATTGTTAAATGTATTCCAATCTGTAGAACTTAAAAATCCATTATTTATAGCACTTGATTGAGTTATAGAAACTACTCCAGAAGCAACACTTATTGGTGCAGTTCCAGTAATAGCAGCTTGTGCTCTTGCTGAAGTAAAGTATTGATTGCTACCTTCCGCAATGTTTGAAGTTGTTAAAACTACTGTTCCAGCTTGTCCGTTTACAGTTGTAACTGGGAAAGCAATGTTTGTATTTGAAGCACTTGTGATTCTACCTTTGCTATCTACAGCGATTGTAGGAACCGCCGTTGTTGTACCATAAGTTGTTGCAGTAACACCAGTGTTAGCCAAAGTTAAGGCAGCAGTAGCGTTTGCACTACCATCAAAGCTAACTGACCATGCAGCGTCTCCAGTTGCAGCTATTGTTCTCGCAGTTGACAAGATGTTTGCAGCGTTTGCGGTACCAGCTAAGTTACCATCTACGTTAGCAACTAATGTCGCAACTGTATAACCAGTTCCAGTAGTGTTAACTACGTTTGTAGGTTCATCTACTAAACCAGTAAATATCTTAAACTTGCCAGCATCAGAAGCATCTCTGAATAAACCAGTAAACTCTACTCTTTCTTGAACTGAGTCATAGTATCTACCATAATATCCGATGTCAACCGCATCTGTTGTGTTGTTAGTGTTAGCTACTTCAAACAATGGGTCTTTAGAAGATATTGATTCTGTGTTTACATAAGTTGCAGTACCATTGATAGTTAAGTTACCGCTTACAACTAAGTTGTTCGGCATTGTAACATCGTTAGTAAATCCTATTGTTGTAGTGTTACCTACAGTTGTAGCTGCAATTTGATTTGCAGTTCCGTTTATTGTTGTTATACCTTGGTCAGTCCAAGTTGCTGTTATTACGTTTGCATCTTGTTGAGTTAGGCTTAAAGTCTTTGTTGATGTACCAGTTACCGCAGCAGATACGATAGAACGATTGTAAGCTATATCGTATTGACCTAATTTAACATTAGTAGGAATCGCATAACCAGCAGTTAAGCTGAATATACCACTATTGTTAGCATAAGATAAACCAGTCGCAGATGAGGATAATGCAAGTCTTGCACGAGCATCTGTGTAATATAAGTTTGTGCCTTCTGCTAAGTCTGTAGTAGTCTTTGCAGCAAAGGCAGTATCAAATCTTGCTTGAGTATAGTAAAGATTTGTACCCTCTGCTAAATCAGTTGTAGTCTTAGTTCCAAATCTTGAATCAAATCTTGCGTTTGTCCAATATAAGTTAGTTCCTTCTGCAATGTTTGTTGTAGTCAAAGTAACTGAAGCACCTAAAGCAACCGATTGGCTGTTAATGGTAATTGAGCTATTTGTTAAACTTGCGTTTGGAATAGCTGCTAAGTTAAATACACCAGTTGTGTTATTGTAAGAAATACCAGTTCCTGCAGTTACAGATAAAGCAAGTCTTGCTCTTGAATTAGAAAAATAAAGATTTGTAACGCCTTCATCTAAATCATCAGTATCACTTGCGGCAAGGTTAGTAGCAAAGTTTGCGTTACCTCTTGCTTCTGTAAAATAAAGATTCGTTCCTTCTGCCAAGTTTGTTGTGCTCTTAGCAGCAAAAGCTGAATCAAATCTACCTTGAGTATAGTATAAATTGCTACCTTCTGGTACAACGCTTGTAGTTCCAGTAAAGTTACCAGTTAAGGTTGCAGCACCATCATTATAAGTCCATGTAATTCCAGTACCATTCTGAATCAATGCTGCTACAGTATCATCGATAAGGTCTTTAATCTGTAATCCACCACCAGTAATAATCAAGTCTCCAGTAATAGTTAAATCACCATTAACAGTTGCAGCTAAAGTAGAAAGAGATAAAGCTGTGTTTACCCCAGCACCATCTTGCACTGGCTGTAAAGTACCACTTACTCCAACATTATTAGCACCAATCTGTAGTACTTGTCTATATGTATTTTTTACCGCTTTACCTTGAAGAGTAGCCATTATATTTTAATTTTTTTTATTTTACTAACCATTTTATATAGTTCTTCTGAAGCCGAGTTGAATAAGAATGGTCTATGGGGCAAATTTACTAAATTTCCATTACTCCGTTTAAAGGTCTGTGCATAGCCCTCAAGTTTGTTCATGCTTAGGTTTCTATACACTGGAATCTGAAAATCATTACCAGTACCAAACTCTACAAAAGGAGAATAATTAGACTTTCTACCCATATATCCTTTTGAACCCACTTTTGCTCCTGCATTCATTGTATAAGGAGTGCTATATATAGAAGCCTTTAATTTACCTCCATTTACTTTCCCTAATGGTGCTCTTGCCCTTGCTTTGCTTTCTATTTCTAATACAGATTCATTGATTATCTTCTGAACTTGTTGAGTAACTAAAAATGGTGCCTCTTTTAACCTTTTTGATAGGTTAGTAACACTTGCTGTTTTATTTATAGTAAATGACATTAAGTAGTTTCCCAGGTTGTACTAATATTCTCCCAGAAAGCAGTAATACTATCCCAAGTACCAACTCTCTTTAAGGTAGAACAAGTGATTCTCAAAAAGTTGTGGCCGTCAAACTCATCTATTACGCTGCTAATCAAGTAGATATTGCTATCATACAAGATAGTAAGGTCATTAGAAATAGAGATACTATTGGCATCTCTTATCCTAAAAACAATGTTATCTGATATAGAATCCTTACCAGCAATGTTTGTCTTGTTTTGATTATCCCTAAATATCTCAGCCCAACAAGTATAGTAGTCAACATCAGTTAAGACTTGACCACCAGCACCATCAGATTCTGAAACCTTAGATTGGAAAGTAATCCTATTTTTAAGTCTACTTATCATTATAATATTATGCTTACTCGTTTATAAGGCTTCATTAGTTCGTATGCAGATGCTATGTTAGCATTTGGCTTACTATCTTCTACAGAAGATTCTCTGTAATCGTATAAATCAGCAAGTATCTTATACAAAGCTGTTTTCATTATAGCAGGAGTAGTTGAGTAACCACAAGTATAAGTGAATCTAAACTCCATGTGAGTAAAAGAGTTCATATATAGCTTCTTGTAAGTGGTGCCTAAGATATTGTACTGAGGGATTGTCATTTCTGTCCATGCGTTATTATCCCAATATTCAACCTTAGTGATATTGTTAAGTGGTGCGTATGGAAGTTCAATGAACTCATCCACATAAGCCACAACTTGTAAAGTACGAGCTGTCATAGCCACACCAGCATATTTCTCTAATCTAACCCTTGCAGAAGTTATCAAAGAGGTAATTAAGTCGTTATCATCATCAAAGTCAACCTTTAGATAGTTCTTAGCTTCAGATAATGTTATTGGTTCTGAAACTGGCTCTATTGTGGTTGTGACATCCCTTATAATCTGCATATACCATTATTTTTACAAAAATAACTAAAATATAGTAGACATAAAAAAGGGGCAGCTTTTGGCCACCCCTTTATATTTGAGTTAATCTAAGATTAAGCTACGTTACCGAAATCACCATATACAAACGCACCAGCGTAGTAGATAGGGAATGCGATTCTTGCCTCAACACGAACTGTAATCATGTTCTCGATAGCGTTGTTACCATCTTGGTCAAAGAATTGAACAGAGATACCGTTACGTTGCATGATTTGAGCACCCATTGACCAGTCTCCTACTAAGAACTTGTCAACAGTCATTGCTGTAGACTTGAA